CATTGGTATCATCTCTATAGAAAACTAAAACCCTGTTAGTCTCATTAGCTGTGTTTATCTTGCTAATAATTACACCGTTTCCATTTGTAACACCTATAGCAACATCACCGCCCCAATCGTTAGTCAGAGTTCCTACTGTAAGTAAATTTCCGGAGGTTCCAGCTATTTGTAATTTACCTATTGGACTAGTAGTTCCAATGCCTACGTTAGTTCCATTGTGATAAATTACACTACTACCACCGTTGTTTGCTATGTTTAGCGTTGATGTTCTAAAAATTAACGGTTGATATGAAGTTGACGTGTAATCGTATGAAAAAAATTCGGCAACACTTGCGTCTTGATATGCGCCAATTCCTTTTGATCCGTTTTGTGCGATGAAACCGCCCGTTGCTATTGAAATTCGATGCCAACTTGCTGCATTTGTAGCTCCAGCCAATATGTCACCCGATGTGTAAATGTCACCGGAAACTTCTAATTTATATCCCGGACTTGTCGTTCCGATACCAACGTTTCCACCAGATGCAATACGCATATGTTCAGATTCGCTACCGTCCCTAAAAATTACATTTGTACCGACAATGTTTAAGTTAGCCCAGGCATTTAATGCTGAATTATGACCCCCAATTACCGCACCATTTGTTAAAGACGTAAGGTATCCGGTTATTACTTTGTCAGTTCCGTTTTTACCAAATACAGCAGTACCAAACCAAGCAGTTTCACCGGGAGTTATATTGTCACCCAATAATAGCGAACCACCGGGGGTAATTCGCATTTTAGCAGAATTATTGGTCGCAAAAGACAATGGATGATTTGTTTCTGTACCAACGGACATAAAGTTGTTTCCGGTGTCTATTCCAACGTTACCAGTAACAGTTCCGCTACCAATAGTAAGAACCGGGTAAGATGTTTTGAAAAGATGTAGGATTGATGCTGGACTAGTCGTTCCAATACCAACGTTTCCGGTGGGTGATAATCTCATCACTTCCCCAGCGGCATTGTTAAACTTTAGCGGGCCTTGTCCACCATTTGCCCAGCTATATGTCATTGTAGTTCCTAAAGCTCCAGACGTGCCGTTTGTAGCAATCTCAAATACAGAATTAGATGTTCTAAAATCCAATACTCTAACAGAAGCTGAACCGTAATCGCCTAAATGAATGTCCCCAGAAACGTTTAATTTAGCACTTGGACTAGTAGTTCCAATTCCAACGTTTCCACTATCGGCAACGGTTACCAAATCGACAATCGTTCCAGCTGTATTTTTAGCGATGCGATATTGCCATCCCGTGCCATCGGTTCCAAATGCAAATCGTGTGCTTACCGGTGAAACGGGATTTTGTGTTGTTATTTGTGCCGTTCCAACCGCTCCGGCTGTCGGGCCAAATATAACGCCACCCGTTGCGCCAACGTGAAGCGAAGCGGCTGGCGATGTTGTTCCAATACCAACGTTGCCCGTGCTGGTGATGCGCATCTTCTGCGTGGCAGCAGTCCAAAAGTCCATATTGCCAGTACCAGTATAGATGTTCAATCCACCATCTCCAGCCCAATCGGTAGTGTTTTGGTTTCCTAACCAGATATAAGCATCTCTTGAACCCGCTATAAATTCTAGTTGGGTGTACTGGTTTGCCGAAGTGCTAGAATTTCTAAATGTGGCCATCAGGTTTGAGCCCTGCACGTGAAATTTCTGAGCAGGACTAGTAGTTCCAATGCCTACGTTTCCGGATGTCGTGTCTATACGAGCAAGTTCACCACCGCTCCAATTTAAAAATTTTATAGGATCTCCACTTACCCTTGGGCCATAGCTTGTTGACCAAACGCCACCAACATAAATTTCGTTTGTAAACCTTCCCGTACCACTCACATCAAGTTTAAAAGTATCATTAGTGTTTCCTATTGATAAATTACCTGATGCGTGAAGACGCATTTTTTCACCAGAAGTGCTGCCATTTGGATAAAAGTACAGAGCACCTCCTGTACCTGCGTTATATCCAACAATTGTTGGAATGCCAGCACCATAAGCTCCGCCCCAAGTTAAATTATTTCCGTTAGCTATATTGATACTACCATTGACGTCTAGCTTGGTAGCAGGACTAGTATTTCCAATTCCGACGTTGCCGTTTAACCCGTTTATCTTAACAGCAGAGTAAGAGGTTCCGCCAAGACCATCTGGCGATGTTGTAACAAACAGGTCTAAATCAGTAGTGGCATTATTTGCACCACCACTTGCGATGATTCCAGCACCTTGTCTTGCGTCCGAGTCTGGGAAAACACGAAGCAATAAGCCCATAGACGCATCAGTAGAGTACTGCGGGTTTGTGAAGCGGATTAAATTACCAGCAGTTCTATCAATAGCTGCCATATTCTGCTTACCAGCAACAGCATTAGTTACAACTTGTAACTTATGCGAAGGACTTGTGGTTCCAATGCCAACGTTACCACCAGATGAAACAAAAAGTTTTGAATTTGCGTGATACTCTGGCGTTGTATCACTGTAACCAATGCTATAGCCACCTCCAGTATATGGAACACCGCTAAACCATTTATTGTTATCTGTTGAATTTCTATACAAAATTCCACGGCCCCTGTAGTCGTATGCACTTACTAGGTCTATAACAACGTCTTGAGACCCGAAGGCATCACCAGAAACTATTTTTAATTGAGTGCCTCCAGTCTGTGTGATTTGTAGTCTTGCATCTGGACTAGTAGTACCAATACCAACATTGCCACTAGTGTCAATAACCATATCCGGAGAAGCTCCGTTTGAGCCAAACTGAAGACTATTCCCAGCGGTAGCAAATACAGTTGCGTAACCAGTGTCCCAAGTTAATCCTCCAAAAGCAGTAGGGTATCCACCCCAGTATGAAACAGCTCCAGAATCTGTCCATAGAGAGTTGGACGAGAATGTTCCATTTACACGAAGTTTCTCAGAAGGGGTAGTGGTTCCAATACCAACGTTTCCGTTCCCACGGATTATCATCAAATTGTTTGAATTGTACCCGGAATTGTACAAACTTCCGAATACCATACTAACCATCGTACCGTCATATTCGGTATAAATTTTTCCGGTAGTATTTGATTCATCGTGCCAAGTTATGCCACCCCTCGATGAACGAATTGTGTCATAAGCAACGCCAAGGCGTAACAAAGCATCAGTTGTGACATTTGATACACCAACTTGAAGCAATGCACCGGGTGTTGTTGTTCCAATTCCTAAATATCCATTTGTATTAAGGAACATTTTAGTACTATTATTAGTGCCAAAATATACCGGTGCATTTGCCCTGTTCCAAACATATCCACTACTTCCAACGTCCTGCCCATACAACATACTCGTTGATCCGAGTGTGTTTCCATTTCCAGAGATTTCAATATAAGCATTTCCACTTGCTTTATATATTGACAATGCAGATACCGGAGATGCCGTACCAATCCCGACATTCGTTCCGTTGTCAAAGATTTGTGAATCGCCAAGCGTGGTAGTTCCAGTAAACTTTGGAAGATAGTTAGTCGTTCCTGTTCCTGTAATAGGATTTGTTAAAGCGTTCTGCTTGTTATTAAACGTAATCCAGTCTGCAGAAGATAGCGCACCTCTGTTTACAGAAGATGCTGTTGGCAGGTTAAATGTATGAGTATCTGTTACAGAGTTGATAGAGAAATCTGTTCCAGTGGTCCCGGTAGCAAAATACTGAACTTGTTTAGTTAGTCCATTAAGTGCATTAAGTCCAGTAGAGAAAGTGGTAATAACCTGACACAAGTGTCCGTTTTCAGTATGTAGAGTTATTGTCCTTCCTGCGGGAATTACATAAACTCTTATGGCTAATCTATCTGTTACAGCAAGTGTAGTCTGTGGAACAGCAATAGCTCCAAAGTATGCAGATACAATTGTACCAAAGGCTATAAATTCTGGAAATGCTGAATTATTTGCAATTGGTGTAAAGGTTGTTCCATCGTACTTGCTTAACTCAACATAAAAAGATGGAGTTCCCCCACTTGAAGACGAGCTAAAATAAAATTCAAAGTTCCAGTTTCCACCGGGGATTTCTAGTAAAGATGGATCATTAGCATCTGTTATGAACTGTGCAATGTACCCATTGGAAGAAATTGTGAAATCAGTACCAGCTCCAATAATAGGTGTCTTGCTAAACTCACGATAAACATTACCTCCAAATGTTCCTTGGTTCACACTGCCATTAAGGTAGTAACTAACACTAGATCCTCCACCGCTAGTAGATGGGAAGTCTCCTAACTGACCATCACCACGAACGTATTGTGCAGCAGTTCCAGCTCCACTAATAGCAATGGTTCCACTAGTTGTAATTGGAGAACCAGTAACCGTAAATGCTGATGGTGCGGTTAGAGCAACGCTAGTTACAGTTCCAGTTGCACCAGCAAGAGAAGTTGCTTTTCTTACAACACCCTGTGCATCAACGGTGAGCAGGTTTGTTGCAGTAGAACCAAGCGGGTCTGGGTCGTGAATTAAATCCCCACCAATTTTTACATTGTTAAGGAAGTGCTTAAATCCGGATATTACTTGATTGCCAACTGTCCGTACAAACGTGGCTAGACTCTTCTTATTTACCATTTCTTATTCTTGACATTCTCCCTCGATAGTAAAATCGGGATAAAAGATTGGTGAACCGTTATATACATCTTCTTCTACAAATTTATCATCACTAGAAGATTGAGCAATAGTCAGCAACGCTGGCTTACTCTTAATAAAGTTTACAATTCTCTTATCTACATATGAAATCTTACTATCAATTGCGGAGATAATCGTGTCAAGAGATGACTGGTTAGCACGTTCTTCTTCTGTCTTTGTCTTTGATGTGCCGCTACGCAAAATCGTAACAGCAGAACGTACTGAATATAAAGCCAAAGAAAGTTGAACAAGTTTAAATAACTTTTGTTCATCTGCATTTAATGTCTTTGCTACAACCTTTGCGTAGATATGGTCGTACAAAGCAGTTCCAAGCAAATCTTGAATTGAAGTGACTTGCTCTAAAGATATGATAGGGTATAAAGCTCCCTTGTCTAGCCGTTGTGGTAATGGATACGTTGTATAAACGTATTCGTCATTGATGAAAATAGTATCAACCATTTGTAACGTCTTCAGTGTTTGCCCCCTTCAATGATTCCAAATTTACAAGCTCCTCGTCAATCTCCAAGTTGATCTTGTCATAACCGGCAACAGAAAGAATCCGATTGTATGCAGCCAACAATAACTCACGATTAGGCAAGGTCTCTGTAGCACGGAAGATTTGGTAAGCACCTACCAATTCGTTTCCAGTACCACCCAAGCGACCAGCCACCATCACACCAAACAAAGTAGGTGAGGTGATATTATGCGCTGTAAGAATCTTTGCGTCATTAAGACGAGAAAGTACATCAACCGTCTTGTCCAAGTTGCTTACATCTAACGGAGTGAACTCTGGAGCCTCCTCCTTGTTCTTTACCCACGATGCAATTACAGTTTCTCCTTCTGCCCCAGTAAACGAAGCCTTAAACTTGTTGAACTCCTCACGCTTCTGCTCGTTGGTCATATTGCGACCAATGAAAGTAGCCAATACCTTTGGCGTAAATCCATTCTTGGCAGAGTGCTGAATGTGCTTACCAAACTCAAAGTCGGCAGCAATATAGTGGTATGCAGAAATGTAGTTAGGAACACCATAGAACTCGTTTCCAGAGTATGGGTTCTTAACGTATAAAATCTCCTCACGATTCTTCTTGAACTTGTCAAAAGCAGGAATCAAACGAGGCTCGTTATCTTGCATAGACAAGGCGTTTGGCCCAAAGCGTCTGCGGATGATATAGTGCGTTACCTTGCCGTTTACTGGCTCTGCTGCACGAACACCTTTAATGTCTAGAGAACGCATCTCTACAGGCTTCGTATGCTCTAAATTCCACTTAACGTAGATAGCATATGCTCCCTTGTGTTCGTTCTCAAATGCAGAGTGTACAATTTGGTCGTAAAGACCTTGAGACTTGCCAGCGCAATTAGAAATAAATGCCTTGATTTCTGCCTGCTTGGCTGGTGTCTTGATATTTTCAAAGTCGTAGAGGATTCCTTTTCCGGAAACCATCTTTGCTTTCTTGGTAATAATTCCAGAGTGTACTGGTGATTGGCGCAACATCCGATCAAGGATTGTCGGAAAGTCATCGTTGACACCAAACTTAATGTACTGGCCTACTTCTGTTTGACCGAGGTTGTATCGACCATTAAGATTTTCAATAGTCTTCTCAAGCGGATTGGTTCCGATTCTATCTGCTGTTGCAGTTCCGCTAATCGAAGTGTAAGCAGTCAAGGATTCTTTAACGTATCCAATTGCCTGCTGAATTAATGATGCCATATTAAAATAATTTACAAATCATTCACAGATACAACGTCTGAATAAACGCCAGTGCCAGTCTCCGTGTAAGCATAACCAATAATGTTAATCAAGTACGAACCACGAAATACGTTGTTATTGTAAAGTTCTAGTGTGTAGTCACCTCCAAGGACTTGCGTAGTTATCAAGTTCAAAGGTAGTACAAAAAAGTCCCTACACCCAACAAGGTGGTATAAGTCTTGAAGAGAATTAAAGTTATACTCCGAGTTGCCGACAGTTGACTTTAATTTAAAGTCGAAATCATCGATTGTAATATCTGCCGTTTTAATAAACGAGATATAGTTTACAACTCCAGCCTTTGCTGTCTTCATAAGCTGTTTAATGTTTGTTGTAATTAAAAAGGGCCGAGGCAAAGCCCCAGCCCCTTATTAATATACAAGTAATCAGTGATTACGGGATGATGTTCGTCCAGTCAGTTCCGGTAGCAGGCTGGTAGGCCAAGTAGTTTTCAGAACCAGTCAAGGTCAACTGATAACGATTCTTGTCAGCACGAGCAGCACCAGAAGCTCCATCAACAGAAGAAGCGTACAAACCGAAGTCCCAACCTACCATATGGCGAGTACCAGCAGCAGTCTCAACGAAAGCAACCAGTTCAGCACCGGGAGTTGCAATCTTCTCAAGAGCAGTACGAGTGGTAGCGTCCATAGCACCAAACTCAACTTGGATAGTAGGAACAACCTCGAAAGAACCATTGGCGTTGATGGTCTTAACATCGGTGAAGTTGGAGAAACCATCCTTCGTGTTGAAGTCAAGAGCAACACCAGTAGCAACTAGGTTGGTAGAGCAGGTAAACAAGCCAGTAGCTGTAGCAACGGTGATCTCCGTGTCAACAGCAGACCGGTTGTACAAATACAATTTTTTCAAACCGCCAGTAGCGATTGAACAGGGATCAAAAGTGATACCAGAAAGAGTTACTTCACAAGCCATTTTTATATTTTTTTTAAAAAAGGGGAGGTGTTACCCTCCCCCTGTTATTATTTAGGCGAAGTTCTTGGCGTAGACGATCTCTGAACCTTTCAGGTAAGAGAAGCCCAACTTGAACTGACCCCAGATCTTGTCGCTAGACAACTCGCTCTCGTACTTCATATCGATTGCACGAACGTCATTGTATTCGTCAGTCAACATAACGAGGTTATCAGGAGCAGAGATGAAGAACTCACCAGCAGCCAAAGAAGGGAAGTGGATAACTTCCATTCCGTAGTAAGGAGGAATGTTTCCTTCAACAACACCTTGAGGGGTGGTAGTGTACAAAGCTGCGATGGCGATTTGGTAAGCCTGCATAGCATTTGTAGACAAGAAGAAAGCTGGCTTGAATTGGCGATCAGCATCACCATAAACAGCAGCCAACATAACAGCACTCATCAACTTGTAAGCACCTTCCATAAAGGAAAGGATGTTCAAAGAAGTGATAGCGGCATTCGTGTCAAAGTCAATTACAGTACCATCACCAGCCATTTCGGTGGTCAACTTGGTAGCAGCAACTTCCAAAGCCTTTTGAGCAGACAATTTAGCGAAGTAATCGAAAACCCAATCTTTAAATTGAGCGTCCATAGTCTCTTCGTTGTGCTGTCCTTGCTTCAACAATACAGAACGGTAAGAAGACTCCAATGCGCTCTTACAGTTCAAGAAAGCCCACTTGTAGGTCTCAACAGTCATCTCCTTTTCGTTGATGCCAGCAGTAGACTGGGGGTCGAATACGCACAAATCGCTACCAAAAGTCAGTGCAGCACTGAAGATAGGTACGTTTGCTTTTGATTTTACATTGTCAACGAGACGGAAGCGTTCCAAAACTTTGGCACTCTTCACCATCGCATCGATGAACAGGTCTGGAGTACGATTACCCCAGGGCAGGTTTGCAATAGTTACAGGCATTTTATAGTAGTTTAATGATTACCTTTTTAGTTAATTTACAAATTAATAGCGGGGCTTACCCAAGAATGAATCAATCATACTAATCTTGCGAGCAGTGATTGCTTCAAACTTTACTGTCTTGTC